AATTTAGAGTTGGTGCTAGAAAACGATATATCCAAAAAACTTTTTCTAATTCAGTTCAAACTGTGACAGGTTCATTTATAACTGAAGGTAGCGGTTCGTACGCAATTAAAGACGTAGCAACTGATGAGTTCATCGTACCATTTGAAGATAATCAAGGTATAAGTTATACAAAACTAAGTTGTGATAGTGATTCTAATTATTTTATTCAATTTTTAGATGGATTTTACCCAGATAGAGTTTATAAAATATTATTGAAATTAAAATATGATGATGGACAAGAACAAATATTTGATGATGATTTTGAATTCATAGTTAAGAGGAAATAAAATGCCAGTAAGATTAGAAGAATTATTAGATAGAATTTCTGATACACTTATAAACTCAGATGTTGTAACACCTGATGTTGTAAAACAAAATCAAAAAACAATTCGTGATGGAAAGTTACAATTAGGAAGAGACCAAATTGCAGATAATTTAATTTTATACCAAACAGATGTTGAAGCAAATCAAAAAGATTTGTTAGTGAGTGATAATGTTGAAACAGAAACTACATCTCTACAAACCTTATCAGAACTTATTGAAGACATTAATTTAGTTGCAATTAGTATAGAACCTACAAATGATTCTTATACCATATCTTTAACATATGATAGTGTTATTTATGACTTAAGTTATTTAGTAAATAAAGATTCTAATAATCCTTTAAATGTAAGTCAATTCATTCCGTTGGAACAACAACAAAAAAATGTTAACATATCACAAGCTGAAGAATTTTTAGATACAAATATTTATGAACTACTCCCTACTGGTGATTCAAGACAATCAAGAATTCTAAGATTTTTTCAGGAATTAAACGCTCTATTACCACCGACTGCACCTGAATTTGATTTAGTTGATACTCAAGGAAATCCAACACCAGATGGCAGAGTTGATAGAGATATAGATGGTAATTGGAGTGGTGCGACTGAATATAGTCAAAATAATAGTATCTCTTACGCACAAGAAAATCAAGATGGAAACATTGATGAAGAAGAAGCTTTTATTCATAGGTTAGTCTCAACATCAAATGAAACAAATGAAGGTTTAACCATAGAGGATATTTATGATACAATACGTCCATACTTGGATGATATTTTAGAACCATCACCAAGTCTTACGGATGAACGACCAGAATATCAAAATAAATCTAATGGTTATTTACAATTTAGAAATTTAAATCAAGGTATAATAATTAGAAATACAAACAAAGATTATATTGATGGTTTAGACCCAAATAATCCAACATGGTTAACAACTAATCCATTTAATACTATATTTAGCGACTCGATTAATGATAGAAGAGACTTTTTGTTAGACAATTCAGGCACAGGTTTTACAATAACTATGTGGGTAAGATTTTTGGATAAAACATCACAAGGAACATTATTTAATTTTGGAAATCCTACACTTGATAATCAAAATAATGATGTTATAAATGAACCTTTTGGTTTTAAATTAGAAACTTTTGTTGTTACCAATGACCAAGTTTTTGATAATGGTCAAACTTATGGGGAATTTGTGAATGAAAATAGGGGTGGTTTAGGTAATCAAATATTTTCTAATTCAGATTCTGCTAGATTTGTTAGATTACAAGTAAGAGAGTATGGTAATGCAGATACTGCTAGAGATGAAGGTTTAAGAGATTCACACACAGGTAATATATCGGTAAGTAAATTATCAACAAATTATCCTGATTTAAATGTAATTGGTGATGATGAAAAAAGAGTTTTTAATTATACCTATATACCTGAAGATTTTAATGAGTGGTTTTTTATTTGTGCAAATTATAATCCTTCAATTATAGAACCATCCGAATTACAAGATGATATGTATAATTTTATTTATGAAGATTTTAAAAACAATACAAATTTTTGGTTAAATCATATAAATCCTTTAGACGGAACTTTTTCTGCAAACTCAGGTTATGGTAATAAATGTAAAGTTGAAATTATTTCAAAAACTGATTTATTACGAGCACGTGGTTTTAAAGTTAATTAATATAGGAGTCAATTGTGGCTGAAGAGTACATCCCATATTATTATCAAGGAGGTGAATCACCTAGAGATGGAGAACGTCTTGGGGGTGGTAGAGACGAATATCCATGTACGAGTAACATTGAGTGTTGTATAGCCTGTGGTTATGGGAGTGAAAGTGAACCCCAAGACTGTGGTGATGTTTGTTATTGTGATTATACTAATGCATTTGAGCAAGACGGAATACAATATGGTTATTGTAAAGAGGGAGGGACATCTGATTTACCAAATGAAGATGACCCTATTGTTGAATTAGCTTGTTGCATTCCAGGTACTGACCCACTTGGGAGAGAATATGGGTTAGAATATCCATTAGCATGTAATGTAATTGATTGTGCTGGATTGAGTGATTTTGAAAATGGACCAGTTTACTATCATAGTGATAATGAATGCTTATTACCTATTCAAAATCATAATGTAGTGTGGAATTATTGGTATGAAATGCAAGAAGCAGCAAAAATGAGTAATTACATTCCACCACAAAATGGTTGGATTGGGTATAGACATTTTCCAATTTACAATCATGGATTTACATGGACTGATGATTTAGGACCTGATGACCAAGTCTACACTTATAAAGAAAATCAAGATATTGAAAATGATAGATTTTTTGTTGTAAGGGATGATGCAGGTAATATTATTGAAGGTGAAGATGTTAGTAGTCCGGCGTATGATAGATACCAAATAGGTGTTAATTCCTCTGGTGTTGTAATTTATGAAATACCAAAATATCAATCAATTAGTTGTGGAGATATAATTGATTTACAACCACAACCACTTGATTTTGGTGTCCGTAAGGCGTTACCTGAAACTTTAGAGGAGTCAGGTACACAAGGCATAGGTTTTTGTGTAAATGGCAACACAACAGGTGATACAGATTATGTTTTAGACTTTTTAACAAACAATATTACACTAACATATTTTGTCGAATTAATAAGAAGCATACCTGAAGAAATATTACAATTAAATACTAATGAATCAACCTATATTGCAAATGTACCAAGTTATGAAAATGGATATGGATTAGGTTGGCTTCTTGATGATTTGGAAAGGGTATATAATCTTAATTTAGATACAGCTACGGATGCAGAATTAGAACAATTTTTTGATGATTTTGGAGGACGAAGAGTAAAAGACTTGTTCTATAGGCTTGGATTCCCACATCCACCAATAATGATGGCTGGTAAGGATAGTGAATTATGTACAGATGATGTTAGAAATGGGTATGATATTTTAACAAATGAATGGGAAATCTTTGTTGGTATTGGAACTTTTTTTGATGATTTTAATTTACCTGGTATCAAATTACAACCAACGATGAAAAATCCACTAGATGTGCAAAGTGGTTTGGATTTAAGAGAAAGTAAAATTAATGCTTGTGAAAATATGCAATTCATGATGTTACCAGGTAATGTATTTGATGATGTTGGTGGTGATGGTGAATATTATCAACCAAGTGCATTACCACAATCATATTTAGACTATGGTTTAAACGATGATAATGATAATTATGAATACATAATAAATTTTGATTGCAATACAGAATTTGATAGGAATTTGAGTTTTAGTGAATTAAGAGCTGTTTGTAAAGATGATAGAACGGTTACTCTATTTAGAAATAAAGGAAATAATTTTGATACTTTAAAATATCAAGATAGTAAATTTCTCACTGGAAGAGAAGCATGTAATTCTTTAATGAATATAAATTCAAATGATTATTTATATTATTTATCTGATGCTGATAAAAGAGAATCTTTAGGTATTTTTTATTTCGATATAGATAATAAGCTTACAAAAGAAAATTTTATTTCAAACTTTAATGATGAGAGTTTTTTACAATACCCATTAACAAATATGGTTGCCAATCCTGGTGGATTATCAGTCAATAGACAAATTGGAAAAAATTTACCTATTGACCAATTTGAAATACCAGAACAATTTAGATTAAATAATAATTCTGGTAGTATTAATGGTAATTTTTTTCCACAAAGAAATAATTTATCAAGTGATAATGATTTAGATA